TCGACTCCTGCATACTCTGTTGCAAGAATGGTAGCATCTCTTGAGCTTGCTTCTGCTGCTCTCTCTGTGCCAACGCTGCACCTACATTCTGACCAAGTTTAGCCAAAGAATCTCCAACCCATGCCGTTGATTCCGATGCGCGATTGGTTCCCTGCATTATGAGTTCTGCGATAGACATAAATTATGCGTTGTAGTAATATCCACCAGCACCAGATGTAGGTTGATAGTATTGTATTTGACTTGCTGGAACACCATAGGCTTTTGCTGCCTGCGCTCCAGTTCCATAAAATCCAGTTGCAGTATTCAAACCTGATGTTCCTGCACCTGCACCCTGTGCTGTTGCCATTTGACCAAGCGCACCGCTATATCCCATCAACGCGCCAGAGGTAGCTTGTCCAATGTCAGAGACACCTTGGCCGACTGCTTGTTGTGCGGCGTAACTTGCGGCGATGTTCTCTTTGTTTACTCCGTAAATATTCTGAGCCTGTCCAGTCAATGCAGCATAGTTTCCTTGGTTGATTTGAGAAAGAAGTCCTTGCTGCTGGAAAGCATTTTGGATTCCGTATTGCTTAACTTGGATGTTTTGACCTCTTCCCTGCAATCCAAGTCCCATAATTTGAGGAACATTTTGAGTAAATGCGCCCGCTAATTGCTGCCAGTTTTGTGCGGTTCCTTGCAATCCTCGGAACCCTTCGGAGAGTCCAATGCTTGATGCTGCTAATCCCCTTTGCTGTTCATTGACTCCGGGTGCTAATTGCATTCCAGCAAGGATTCGTTGCTCTGAAGACTGCCTCAGTTGGTCAGCAAGTTGCGCTTGTGCTGTTTGGAATCCACCCACTCTGCCTGCTGTTGCAGGATTAAACCCTGCTCCTGCCCTCTCAGCAATTGCTCGGTTGATTTGCTCTTGTTGGACTGGTGTAAGTTCACCCCTCAACATACTTCCAACTACCCCTCGTTGCTGGTCAATCAATTCTTGGTTAGCTTGCAGTCCTTCGTATTGCTGATTGAGATTGTTTTCCCATTGACCAATCGACTGCATCGCTTGCTCTCTGGCTTGAGCAGACCCCGGAACAATCCTATCAATTTGCTGTAGAGTATTAGCGGTAATTTGATTTGCAGCATTTATTGCTTCAAGCGTTGCGCTTGGAGAACCTTTCTTTGCAATAATTGGATTTCCTTTTTTGTCTTTTTTGATTTTGCCTTTTTTGTCTTTGGCAAAGACATCAGCAGTTCCAAGTAAACTATAATCTGGAATGTTTAAGTTAGGATCAATGTTTTCAATGGCGGCTTTAACTTGATCTTGCTGCTCAATAAATTGATTTGTAGCTTGCTTTAGTTGTTTTGTATAAGAAGCTCCCGCTGCACCTTGAGCTTTCTTTGCCCTATCTGCCGCCGACATGGAGATAGCCGCTGATCCTGCCGCCGCACCTACAGCAACTACACCAGCAGCGATAGCGAATCCGCTACTATGAAACATCTGTGAATGTTTATCGTTGCCTAATGGGTCTGGTAAAAGAAATCTCATTTGATTAAGTCGGTTCGGTTGTGCCGCCACTTCTGCACCCTTGGGTCTTCCTTGGCGATGTGAGGATTAAAGTCTCTTGAAGTGATGCTGTCAATAATTTCGTCTGGATCAGTTAAGTCTGTGACATGGCAAGTAGTCCAGATTGTATCTTTGTGAGTAGCAAGCATACGCCTTGTTCCTGCTTCTGTAATGCCGCTGTAGCCCGTTTTGTAGCGGTGGGCAGGGATACCATGATACCAGACAGTCACATCGCCTTTCATCACGAAGAACGGATGCGTAGTCAGATGAAGCAAACTTGTGAGAATCGTATCCTTCGGCATATAGATTTCCCGAATATACAACCCCGGAGTAAACCTATGGATCAACGGACATTCCCGTGGAGGTAGCTTCAGAATCTCCAAATCCATCAAGTTGAGTTCGTAGTCTGGATCACCATATCCAACTACATTCCTCGCATCAATCTTGTCTGGAATTGTGAGTGTCATCGGTAAAGGAAATAATCGTTTGGTGATGGTGACAATAAATCAGACCCGATTAGGTTGTCTGCCCGACTATAGTTAGAGAAGCGGATTGGAGCGGCAGTTGGAATCTCTACATTTTCCATCTCCTTTTCTTGCTCTTGCACTGCCAACGCCAAGTTACTCATAAACTCTTGCGCCTTACGATTCTCACGCGAGTTCAATGCAAGAACTGCATAGATCATTGCATCTGGAATAAACTCTACCAGTTCCTTTGGATCGGTTAAGTCGAAGTATTTCTTCGATGCGTAGAGTGTAATGCACTCGCAAGTCCTCGGTGCTTTGAACCTACGGAATGTAGGGTTAGCATCGTTAGGTTGGTAGATGGCAATGAGAGTCTTTGCTTCCAATGCCGTGTCGTAGGCGTATACGCGAATCCTGCCTTTAGTTACTGGCTTAGATACTCCCCGAATTCCTTTTACAAGAAGATCGGATTTTGCCAGCGTTGGTGGATTGGCAGTAGTGACCTTGACCTTATGGTAGGTATCATACTGGTCTTGTGCTTCAAACATCAACTCAACGCCGATGTCTTCAGCTTCTTCTGCCATTACCCCGATTTGGTATGGATGGGTAGTGTAATCTCGGAAGAGAACATGAAGTCCTCCTACTTCAGTAATTGCTCTATGGCATGAGTTGTCGGCATGGAGAGCAAACGCATTGGTCGCATTGAACCATTCATCGTTTAAACTGGCTGAATCATTGCCAATCCATGCCAGTTTGATTTGCTCATAGCGAGATGGAAGCGTGAAGCAATCGTTCACGCAGCAAATTTGGACATACTCTTCTTGAGTAGTCCATGCCCTTTTGTTCCAAAGTAGTCGCCTTGCTTGGTTTACAGCTTTGACTCCTCGCTCGTATGAACAAGTTCCTGAGTCTCCGACGAAACCCTTCACAAGCTCTACCATCTCTTCGAGGGTATCAGCCATAGGGATTATCGTTACCGATAATTATTTTCCACCAACGGGCTTGCCAGATTTGGGAAGCGGTGCGCTGGAGTATGGATTCTTGCCAGTGTTAGGTGGGTTCATGTTGCCCATGCCTTCACGGATCATTCCGCGAGTTGGTGAGCCGCCAGAGACGAGTTTAGGATCGGTTCCTTTTAGTGGTGTCATATGTTTGGTTTTCTTTGTGATGGCTTATGGTGTCGAGGAATGAACCGCCATCCAGTTCACACTCGTAATTTCTGGGATATTGTTATCGACTCTCATCGTAAATCCTGCTGTATTTTGTGATACAATTGTATAAAGAGGGGTTGATAATGGTGTTCCAGAAGCATAAATTGGAGTTAACGATATACCATAATTATTTGTTGGTAGTGGAATATTAAATGTAACTCCAATAGTAGTTGTGTCTCCAACAACGATGCCTTCAATAACTCCATATCTAACTTTAATAAGTGGAATGTTATTTATCTCTGTAGTAAGATTTGTAACATCAGTTTCAATTGTATCTACTCGCGTATCAAGTGCATCAATTTGATTTTGTTGGTCAGCAAGAGTTTGGTTGATTTGATTTATTTCTTGCGGCGTAACATCACCAAGACCCGGAACAAGGATGGTTCCATTAGAAAGAACTTCATCAATAAATGCTTGGAATACATTTTGCCAATTTCCAGTTGGACAAAAATCATCTGGAACATTAGGAAATGTAAGTGCGGGAGATGAATCAGCATTGTCCATAGCGTTTAATTTACGATATTGTATTCCCAATATTTTTCTTGGCAACACAAAAATGGTTCGCATTCCTCATTTTCTTCCGGGCAGTCTCCAACTGGTGAATCGTCGTTGTTCTTTATGTTTGCCATTAACCTTACCCTGTCAACAGTTGCTGCTCCAGTAAGGTTAACTTTGATCTGGAACTCGCTTCCTTCTACCGATGGGATGCCTGCCAAGTCATTGCACTCGCTTGGATCGGGAGTGTTAAACTTGTAGCGTTTGTAGCGATTACCATTTTTCTGTGGAACGCATTCAGTTACTTTAGGTGAGCATGGGTTACATCCGAAAGTAGTAGTAACTTTGAGTTCTGACCAACATGGATTAGAGTCAGCGCGGAAATCAACATAGCTATCTACCATTCCTTTGATCTCACTCATCCACATTTCTCCACCAGTAATCTTTTTACGGAGGAACTTGTTCGTCGCCCCGCTTCGGTTGAAGTCATACCTGCCAGTTGTGAAGAAGGATTCAATCTGCCTACTTCCATTCGGGCCATAATCGTCGCCTTGTGAAGTAGTGAATTCGTAGAGTCGGTTCTTGTTGTCTTTATCAAACGAGAATCCAAATCCACGCTTCTCACCTTGGATCAATGCTGTGAGTAGCTGAGTGGGTCTAAAGCCTGTCCAGATGCCATTCCATCGGAAAGAAAGTTGTGAATCTGGTGCGGGTGAAGATGATTGGTCAAGGTCAAGGACAACCATTCCCCTATGATACCTGTTTAATCCTTCTGCCCCTTCTGCACGATAGGTTTGTGGAGCTACTGTGCTGATAAGGTAGTTATCAAAAAACATTGTAGACGCAAATTGTTTCAGCCAAGGCGTATCATTTTGCACCCATTTGTTAACTTCTCTCGAAAGTTTACGAAGTGAGAAGTATCTATTAAACTCAGATTGAGTATTTGAATAGAATGCCCAACCATCGTGTGACCTAAACCAAAGCTCAGAGTTAGCAAGTGCCAAGTATGGGCTTGTGCATCCGCGCCCAAGCAATGAGATGCGTTGGATGTTTGATGTATTCCATTGGCTTCTTGGGATAGAGACATCCATTGCAAATGCTCCATTACCAGTAAGAACAACAAGTTGACCTTGGCCGCGAAGGTTAATCCCAATCTCTGGCATTACTTTCATACCAGTAATATTCCCCATCATTGCTGGAGTAGAAAACGCGCCACCTTCTGACCAATAAGTTATTTCTGTAAAATTTTCCGTATTCTTAGTATCTGTAAATCCATTTCCGTAAATGATGTCAGATGCGTAGATTTGGTTGAATCTATCAGAAACAAATACTCGTCCAAAAGCATATTCCATCACAGTTCCAATTGGCATTTTTTTCTGATATGGATTTAAACGATAAGCTGGTATTGTTAAATCTCCGTCCCATGCTATTGCATTTTGATAACCATTCTGGATGTAAACCCGATCTTCGGCTTGCACGAACCATGTGTGCATCATGCCCGGATCATTGCCTTCGATAATTTTATAGGCAGTAGCCAAATTATTTACAATCTTCAAAAAGTAAATAACTCCAGACACCGACATCAATATTCCATCAGCAGAGTTATATTTTGTCCTACGATATGGATATGCACCTTGAAAGTTTCCATTCTGAATATCGTTAACGATAGTCTTATTTTGTCCTGCTCCCGCGACAATCGAGATATTCCGAATGCTCGGTCTGGTTCGGTTGATGCCGCCTCGGAATGTCCTATTGACCGATTCTGCTACTACAGATTCTGGTAAATACGATGGGTGAGTATCTGCGTCTTGCGCTATGATACTTGTGAATCCATCAAAGACTGATCCTTCTGCTGGCATTATACGTTGACACTCTTGATTACGATAAAGCGCAATGTCAATGCTTCAGACAAACTTCCCGGTGTAAGATTTCGGATTATGATATAAGCAGAACCTGCTGATGGAGTCACCGCAAAGTTGTATACACTGAGCGTTCCACCGGATATATGGCTAACCAATACTAAGTCAGTAGCCTCAATAATCGAATTTATCAAGTTAAATCCAACGGAACTGCCGCCTGCGAGTGCAGAGGTATCGGTAACGATAATTCCAGTAGGACAATTCAGAGTAACGGAATTTGTCTTTGCACCCGCATCTTGAGTAACACTACCACCCGCTCCAGTTCCATATCCAATCTTGGATGAGTTACCAGTAGCAAGGATCGTGCTGTTTGATGATATTGTGCTATTCACAATTAATGCACCAGTCATTGTGTCACCCGCTTTATTTAATTTTAGTGCATTAGCAGCATCAACATACTGCTTGGTGGTTGCTTGAAGATTTGTAGTTGGGTCAGCACCTAAAGTTACACTTGCCGCTGTAACTGTTCCAGTTGCTGTTACATTTCCGTTGGCGGTTATTCCATTGGCGGTTATTCCAGCAGCAGTTACGTTTCCCCCTGCGGTTATGCTCCCAGTAGTATTTATTCCAGCAGCAGTTACGTTTCCCCCTGCGGTTATGTTCCCAGTAGTATTTATTCCAGTGGCAGTTACGTTTCCAGCAGAAATTGATCCAGTAGTAGTCAATGGTTGGCTACCGAGATCAATTGGAGTGTTTTGAAGAATACTATTAATCGAAACAAAATCAACACTACCAGTTAATGCTTTTGATAAAATAGTATTATTTTCTCCATTACTCCATGATATAGTTCCATTATTAGATACAACAATTTGACCTGTAGGTGGAGTTTGAATTGTTTTTTGACAAGCTGCTGAATCTTCAACTATCAATCGTTTTGCGATTCCTGTAATTTCAAGAGGCTCGCATAACAATGGATACTCAGTATCACATGGAGGTGCTGGAGTGCAAGGAGTCATGCTATTTAATTCAGAATATCAGGCCAAGTTGCTTTGATGCCAGCGAGATCATCTGGAAGTGGTGTTAGAGTGACATCGCGGAGTGCTTGCTTGGCAGCAACGATTTCAGCTTTCTTTGCTTCATCTCCTTCTTCTGCTGCTTTCATAAAGTCAATATCAAGTTTAGGAAATTTAATTGCGCGAGCGGCACGAAATTTATCAAGATGAATTAATTTTGCATTATTAATGTTTAATTTTGACCCAGTATCAGCATCAAAATCATATGCTCCGAAATAGTCATAATCAATTTCAATTGATTCAACAATTTTGTATTCTGCTCCTACTGGAACATCTTTAATTGCATTATTAACATCGCCAGCAGGAATTACCAATGCTATACGACCACTTTGTTGTTTGTATATGATAAACATAAAATTAATTTCCGAAAAATGCCATTCCAATTTTACCGGGTTCATTTCCATTTAACCCAGAAACGGAATTAAAGCAATAAAATTGAATATTTGTTGTAGTTTGTGATCCTCTATTTATACAAAGCTGACTTTGCCTTCCATCTACTGCCCCAGTAGCAAAAGAATTTTGGGCAAGCGTTGTAACATAATTTGAATCAGCAAATGCTGTTGCAAAATTGACAATCCAATTTGCTTGCGCTGTGATCAATGAAACAGAACTTATATTGTAAGATGAATTAATTACACCTGTCTGTCCAGTAAAATTCACCCATGCTTTGGCAAGTTGAGATTGATTAACTGAAGCAGCAGGGCCAGTGGCTCCAGTAGGGCCAGTAAGGCCAGTAGGGCCAGTAGGGCCAGTCGCGCCAGTCGCACCACCACCACCTCCAGTTGTTGCAATTGATATATTTGCACTTCCATCAAAAGAAGCGGAACCTGTAACGCTTCCAGTCAATGCAATCGTGCGAGCAGTTTGCAATGCTGTTGCTGTCGTTGCGTTAAAATTTCCAGAAGCATCACGAAGGACGATAGAATTTGGAACATTTGTAGTCGATATTGGACTCAATACATTTGGTGTTGCTCTTGTAATAGGCATAGTTTTATATTTTGTTTTTGTTGTTTAAGCTACTGATAGTGATACGATGTTAATCTCTGATCCGTTAGGAACCGCTTGGCTAAATGTTAGTGTTCTTGGTGTAACATTGTTGATTGTATAGTTTGTTGTTTTTTGAAATACTCCATCAATTGTTACAAGATATGCTGGAGCAAGTATAGACAATCCTCCCGTGATTGCAAATAATGTTTGCGATCCATTCCCTATGTATGACCATACATTGCCAAAATTTGTTGGGCCACCACCGCCAGCAGGGCCAGTGGCTCCAGTAAGGCCAGTCGCGCCAGTTGCGCCGCTTCCACCACCACCACCACCAGCGGGGCCAGTAGCTCCTGTTGCACCAACGCCACCGCCACCACTACCAGTGGCTCCTTGAATTCCATTCAACGAAACTATAACAATTTGTGATCCACTTGGAACTGGGTCTGACATTGTAAGTGTAGTTCCAGAAATACTGTAATTATTTGGGTCTTGAACAATACCATCAATTACTACAAGGAATGCAGTGGAAAGAGTAGAAATTGCTCCAGTTACAGAAAATGCTACTTGCGATCCATCCCCAGTGTATGCCCATCGAGTTCCCCCTGCGGGAGAAGCGGGGCCAGTGGCTCCTGTAGAACCTTGTAATCCAGCAACGCCAGTAGCTCCAGTAGGGCCACCGCTTGGGCCAGTGGCTCCTGTTAATCCAGTTGCACCTGTTGGGCCACCACTTGGCCCTGTTGCACCAGTTAAGCCAGTGGCTCCAGTTGAGCCAAGCCCTGTTGCTCCAGTGGCTCCAGCGATTCCAGTAGCACCTGTGGAGCCACCGCTTCCTCCTCCTCCAGAATTCAAAGAAACAATAACAATATTGCTTCCATTTGGAACAGGAGATGACATTACAAGCGTATATGGAAATCCAGATATGATCGTATAATTATTGGGGTCTTGTGTAATTCCATCAATATTTACAGAATAATGTAGTGAATTTGTAGAACTCGCTCCATCAATATTAAATGAAGTTTGAATTCCATCTCCGATAAATGCCCATCGAATTCCTCCGCTTTGTTCTGATGCTAATAGTGCGATACGAGCATAGTAAGCTGCACGATCAGCGATTGAATTCATAGCGTCCTCACTTGGGCCGCACGGATTACATTTAGAACTTCTGGAATTTCCGCAACTCATAGTTTTATCGTTAACGATAGTTTAAATTTATGTCAAGTGTTTTTATGCTGTAGAAAGTGAAACTACAACAAGTGAACTTCCATTAGGAACAGTTGATATTGATAATGTTCTTGGAGACACGTTGTTAATTGTATAGTTAGAAGGAACTTGATAAATTCCGTCAATGTGAACAAGGTATAATGCAGACACAAGACTTCCACTTGTATTTCCAGTTAATGTCCATGTTACTGTTGATCCATTTCCAGCAAATGTCCAAACATTTCCAGCACTTGATGCTGGCAAAACTCCAGTTGCCCCTTGCGCTCCAGTAGCTCCAGTTGGGCCTTGAATGCCTTGGATACCTTGAACCCCCTGCAATCCAGTTGCGCCTTGAACACCTTGAATACCTTGGATACCAGTTGAGCCAGTTGAACCATTTGAACCTTGTGTTCCTTGTATTCCTGTAGCACCAGTAGCCCCTAATCCTGTTGCGCCTTGAACACCTTGAGGCCCAGTTGATCCTGTAGCACCTTGAATTCCTGATGCCCCAGTTGCTCCAGACCCCGTAGCCCCAGTTGCTCCAGTCAGTCCAGATGAAACAATAGCAAAAATTAATTGCTTGTTATTTAAAAATTGAGATGTCCCGCCAGAAGTAACAAGAGTTACTGGAATTGAGATATAGCTATTAAGAACAACAGTTGGCGTTGCTGTAATTCTCCAAGTTTGAAAATTTGTTGAATTACTTTGATCTTGGATTACAAATGTGTCGTTTGTTTTGAAAAGCGGAAAGAAAACATCAATGTCGTTCCCCAGCGCATCAATGTGAGAAAGTGTTACAATTGTAGATGCTGTCTGTGTTGCGTTATCCCAATACAATGTTTGAACTGTAGGAACTCCAGATAATGTAACTGCATCAGCTTTGTAATTATAGAACGAAGCAGATTGTCCAGTTAGTCCAGTTGCTCCTTGGACTCCGGTAGCTCCAGTAGAACCTGACCCTGTAGCACCAATATCTCCAGTTAATCCGGTTGCTCCTGTTAAACCAGTTGCACCAGTAGCCCCTAATCCTGTTGCGCCAGTGCTTCCTTGATCTCCTTTTACTCCCGTTGCTCCGGTTGCACCTGTAGACCCCTGATTACCTTGAATACCTTGGATGCCTTGAACGCCTTGAGGCCCACTTGCGCCAATATCTCCTTGGATGCCTGTAGCCCCTGTTGCTCCTGTGCTTCCGGTTGCTCCCGTGCTTCCGGTAGAACCAGTGGCTCCTGTCGGCCCTCCACTTGGCCCAGTAGCTCCTGTAAGCCCAGTTGCGCCATCCGTTCCAGTTGCGCCTGTAGCTCCAGAACCACTTGCTCCAATTGGGCCGGGTAATCCAGTAGCTCCGCGAGGGCCAACCATTCCTGTTGCTCCTTCAGGGCCAACTAAACCCTGCTGTCCTGTAGCACCTGTGGCTCCGGTAGAACCAATGCCAGTAGAACCTTGCAATCCCGTGGCTCCTTGCTGACCTTGAATGCCTGTGCTTCCTGTAGCTCCGCGAAGACCTGTAGCCCCTGTAGTTCCGTTGATACCAGATAATCCTGTAGCCCCAGTCGCCCCTTGGCCTGTAGCACCCGTTGCTCCTGTTGGCCCTCCCGATGGGCCAGTCGATCCAGTAAGTCCCGTGGCTCCTGTAGCTCCGACTCCAGTAGCACCCGTGGCTCCACTTGCCCCAATGGATTGTAATGCTATGCAAGCAGATTGCGCGGCACTCGCGGCACTTTCTTTTGCTGACCTTGCATAAGATGCAACTATGATAGTTTCATTACAGTTTCCCATATGGATTATCGTTTACGATAAATTCATTTTTAATTCAAGATGTTTGTTCCACTAAAAGATAGGGAATTGTCTTTTGGTTGTATCTATTCATTTCTGAATAGACAAGGTTGATGAATCCGTCCCATTGTGAAGGGTAGATCGTCTGGCATCCTTCGCTTGATGTAGATTTGTAACTGCCCTTATGGATGTTGATAGCGATGCCCATATCGTCTCCAGTAATGTCTCGCGTAACAGGCAACTCCTCTTTGGCGTTAGCAGGTCGCAACGCTGGATAGCCACCTCCGGGTTTACTAATGCCATGATTCCCCTTACGAAATCTATGAACGCCCGTTTTGAGAACCGCAATGCCTTTTCGATATACAGACGGATCAGTATTTGCATTGAATGTAGCATGGACTGAAGGTGATAAAAGAATAATCGCATCATCATAAATTCCACGATCATTTTTACCTTTTATCCCCATTGAATCAGCATAGTATCCACGAATCCCAACCAGAGCAACGCGATCTTCGATCCCCGCACGGATAACCATTGCGAGTGTTTTTTCTTTCGCTTGCTGCGGTCTGGAGTTCGGAACCATTAGCCTTTACGGATAACATTGATGAGTCCAACAAGTCCGAGTCCTGCGACAAGGATTGCCTCTTGGAGTTCTGGTTCGATCTTCACTCCGACTGCCGTAGCAATCAAAATCAATCCGCGCCATGTGCTATTCTCTGATAGCCGCTGAAGTAGTATATTTACGATTTTCATTTCTTTGTTCCTTTTGGTTCGGGCAGTTCGTATGTCAGCCGCCCGTAGTCTGTCTGTAGGGAAATTCCAAGTGTTGTGCAACCAGTCAAAAATGCCATTGCAAGAAAAGCGAATGAGATCAAAACCATTCCGAGAGCAATTTTTTTAGCGTTCATTATTCCGAATTTTTTTGAACATATACACTATTGTTAAAATTCCTGCAACAAGAGAAACAAGCAAGCCCCCTACACGCAAGCCAGTTTCAATGTGCGGCATCATGCTAACCATGAATCCTGTAAAGCTCGTTGTAGTTCCAAGAATACCTGTGAGTGTAGCGTTATCGTTCATTATTCTGGTTTCTGTGGTAAAGTCTGATAATCAATTTCAGATTCTAATTTTACAATTGTGCCTTCTGGTGGTTGCCATGTTTCTGTGTTACCATCCCAAAGGATGACATTTTCCAGCCATCCACCATCTTCGTTTAAAATAACATATCGTTCGACCATAATTAAAAATAGGTTGTAATTATTGCTAAACCATCTGCTCCGGTTCCACCTGTGCCAGATGTTGTTCCAGTTTCAGTTGCGCCTCCACCGCCTCCACCGCCAGCAGGAAATCCACCATTCCCACCATCACCACCAGAAACAGTAAGTCCCGCACCACCACCGCCACCGCCAGAACCAACTGCAAATAATCCTGTAGATGCCAATGTATTATTTGTTCCAGCACCTCCGGGGAGTCCAGTATTTGCAACACCTGCGCTACCGCCAGCAAAAGCCAATACATTCGATCTTCCACCAGAACCAGCATTAAACGCAACACTTGGAGTAGCATTTGATATTGACCCACCTGCGCCACCACCTGCGCCACCAAATTGTGTTGAGACAGTTGCCAGCGTTGGTGAGCCAGTGCCAGCATTAGCTGTAATAGAAATAGTTCCACCAGCATTTGAATTTAATGTGGCAGAGGCTGTAGTTGCTGTAGCTGAAGTTCCTCCACCTCCTCCATTGCCACCTTGACAAACTAAAGAATTAAATGTGGTGTTCCCTCCTGATGACGCTGTTATTCCGTTTGCATTATTTGTAGTTCTACCTGCTGCTCCCGCGCCTCCTGCGCCGATTGTTACAGATTCAGTATCACCTAAAACGTTTGCAGGAACTGTAATGTTTAAATAACCACCGCCGCCGCCACCCGCTCCACCAGATTTTGATGTAGCTGCTGCGTTATCTTTTCGTCCACTGCCACCGCCACCGCCAGCACCAAAAAGTTGGATATTTACGGATTTAGCATTCGGTGGTTTTGTCCAAGTTGTTGAACCTGTAGTCGCAAAAATCTGAACATCAGCAGTTGCCATTCCTCCTGTGGCTCCAGTTGCTCCCTGTGTTCCAGCACCCGTTGCGCCAGTAGCACCTTGAACTCCAGTCGCACCTTGAGGCCCAAGTTGGTTATACATCACCTGCATTACTGTGATGATGACAGATGGGATATTTGGTGCTGGCGCAACTGCTGTGTTGTGGTCGATGCCGATATTCGTATTGTTGGTTGACCACATGATCTGGAAATTGTCTCCAGCAGCAAAATTATCCATGAAGTCCCATGCCGCTACCGAATACGGAGTATTTGTTGGGACGGCAATTCTTGTGGCAGAATCTGGAATATCAGTTCCATTTTTACGGAACCAGATTTGAACTGTGCTACCAGAACCTCCACCACCATTGTTATGCAATTGAGCGGAGAATTGGATGTCGTATGTTCCAGAACTTGTAAAAGTAATTTGCGATCCACTAACAACAGAAATGCCATTTTCCCCAATGACATTATTTACTGTCATCGCATATGCAGTATTAATCGCGGCAGCAGTTTGATCTACATTGCTGAAATATGATCCGTAAAAACCAGAAGCTCCGCCAGCACCAGTCAAACCAGTTGCGCCTTGCAACCCTGTGGCTCCGGTTGCGCCGATGCCAGTTGCCCCTGTGGCTCCATCGTTGCCTGCGGTTCCCGTGGCTCCAGTGCTTCCCGTTGCGCCATTATTTCCGCTCAATCCAGTCGCACCTGTAGCACCAGTAGCTCCAGCATCACCAGCTAAACCCGTAGCTCCTGTCGAGCCTGTGGCTCCGTCAGTGCCTGAAACTCCAGTTGCGCCTGTTGATCCCACATCTCCCTGTATGCCTGTAGCCCCTGTGCTACCTTGTGATCCAGTAATACCTGTGGCTCCAGTTGATCCTTCTGGGCCTTGAATGCCTTGAACTCCTTGCGGGCCAGTTGCTCCGATTATACCTTGAGTTCCTGTTGCTCCAGTCAAGCCAGTTGCACCTTCAACGCCAGTAGCTCCAGCATTACCTGTTGCACCTGTAGCTCCAAGACCTGTGGCTCCTTGTTCTCCAGTTGCGCCTGTAGCTCCTATGGGGCCACCAGATGGGCCTGTAGCTCCTGTGGCTCCTAAACCAGCATTTCCTGTATAATCTAACTTACCTGTAAATGGATTGAATGTTAGCCCCATAAATTTAATTTTTGTCCATTATTCTTCTTGTGGTTTGTATTTAATTTTTGAAAAGTCTGCTTCGTTTCGTTTCACGGCATATGTTCCTTCTGGCAAAGGCCAATTGGTTTTCCCATCCCAACGGATTCCCATTTCAACTTCGTGCGTTTCTGAATTAACAATAAGCCAGTCTTCGATTTCCATATTAAAAATATGTTGTTATTACCATTAATCCGGGCGCACCATTGCCGCCATTGCCACCATTGCCAGACCCAATGGTTGAGCCTCCTCCTCCACCACCAGAACCATAGCCAGTTCCATTTGCTCCGTTTCCACCAGAACCAGTAGCGAACGAGCAAGCACCACCACCTCCACCACCAGACCCGTTGATTACGAGCGAAGACAATGTTCTTGGAGTTGATGGAGTTGCGGAAGTGCCATTTGTTGTTGCACTTGCCGTACCTCCAGAGCTTATAATCGAAAGACACGCATTATTCCCTCCAGAACCTCCAGCAAATACACCTCCTGTTGCGCCAACAACTGCTGCTGCCGTTAGTCCTCCACCAGCACCTCCGCTTGTTGGTGCAAAGTTTTGACCACTTCCAGCTCCACCGGTTCCAGTTATATTTGCTGTTCCTCCAGCATTTCCTGCTGGCGAGCCAATACTTCCTGTTGATGGAAATGTAGTTCCGCCATTTCCTGCACTTGTTGCTCCAGCATTTGTTCCTGCTAATTGAAAACCAGTTGATCCCGGAGTTAAAAATCGAGTAAATGTTCCAAGCGTAGCATTAGTTGATGGGAAAATTCCTCCAGTCCCACCAAGTCCAACAGTTACTGTGTAAGTTGCGTCTGTAAGTTCAGATGCGTCAATAGAAACTCGACTATATCCTCCCGATCCACCACCAGCACCACCATACAAAGCAGTTCCTGCCGTGCCTTTGCCGCCATATCCCCCCCCACCACCACCAGCAACGCATTCGACTACTACTAACTTTGCTCCTGCTGGTTTTGTCCAAGTAGTTGATCCAGTATAAATATCAATTTGTGGAGATAATGTGATTCCAGTCGCGCCTGTGCTGCCCTGCGTTCCAATACCTGTAGCTCCAGTTGCTCCCACATCCCCTTGGATACCTTGAATTCCTTGGACTCCTTGCAATCCGGTTGCTCCAATATTTCCAGTAACTCCGGTTGCTCCGGTAGCACCAGAATCACCTTGGATGCCAGTTGCTCCAGTTGCTCCTTCCCCTGTTGCTCCAGCAACTCCTGTGGCTCCAGTGCTTCCAGTTAATCCAATTATTCCAGTTGATCCTGTCGCGCCAATTCCCGTTGATCCCTGTAATCCAGTTGCGCCTTGAATGCCTGTTGCACCTGTAGCTCCAAGACCTGTGGCTCCTTGTTCTCCAGTTGCTCCTGTAGAGCCTGTAGCTCCTACTGGCCCTCCAGATGGGCCTGTAGCTCCTGTGGCTCCAATGCCAGCACTGGCTCCAATATCAATATCAAGTTTACCAGTAAAAGGATTGAACTTAAATGCCATATATTATGGGTAAGCTATAGATACAGTTGTCAGATTTGCATCGTTCGTAGTTGGAGGCTGAACAGCATATGAAAGAGTCAATGTCGCAACTGGACTACCACCATTCAAATATTGAACAGTAGCAATGTTGTTTGTTACTCCGTAATACGAAATATCAATTTGGTCATATGCAGGAATCTCAAACCCTGCAATTTGCTTCAAAGATTCGTATATATTTAAATTTTGCTGATCTGGAGTTAGATTGATAAAGCAGGGTTGAGTGAGTGCCATAATATTTTATCGGTTACGATAATTACAGTGCAAGAATGAGCGCATTGTTCAGAAGGAACAATTGCTGATCTTCAGTTTTTTGCACAAAGCAGTTTTCAGTTATTGGTGATCCAGACGCATACAAGGTAAGCGCAGCATAAAATTGATACATCTTAGCAGAATCACTCATGGCATCAAAACAACCATAAGAAACAATGTCAAAAATAACTGGAACCGCTTTCAATGCGGCTTGAGCTTGGATCGTTTGAAGAAACGGGTAGGATTTATTGCGGTAGTCGAGAGCGGTAAAACAAGCCATAATTAGAAAAGGGGTTAGGGTGAGGAAGTATTTACTTCCCCACCCAAGGTTGAGGTTTAGTAGTAGATGCCAACAACGTAGGCATTCACATAGAGTGCGCCAACACGTCCAGCGGTATCAGCACCCGAAGCGACATTAGCACCAGCATTTGCGTAGGTGAAGGTGGTCGAGTCAACGACAGTAACTTCAGCCTGCACATCGTTGAACGAACTATCGGTCATGCTGGCAATCGTGATCGTGTCACCCGTGGTAAAACCATGAGCAGCGGCAGTAACGATTGTAGCAACGCCCGAAGTGCGGGAACGAGTTGCGGTAGCTTGACCAGCACCAACAGTGGATTTCAACAAACGGAGTTTGCGGGAACCAGTGATTACGAAAGGATTGGCAACAAACGCGAGAGGATTGTAGCGTCCTTGGTTATCAAGAGCGTCAGTGATGGTGAGCGAAGAGGTGATGTTTTCGCCAGTGGTTCCGTTGTCAACGATCACAACTGGATCGGTGGCAGTGGTTCCGCGAGCGTAGGCAGTCTCCAGCACGATGCTTGTTGGAAAGAACTTGGTGTCCTCGTCGTTAAGAACGAGAAGGTCAGCGTCTCCAGCAGCGAGGAGGTTAACAGCAATCGGGCCAAACAAGTTGACGCGATCATAAGCGAGTGGTCGAGAATTAGACATAATTTTTATTTAAGGTTGTGGGGAGAGGCTTGAATAAGCCCCTCCCCTGTTTAACTTAGGAAGGCACAACGATGTCACCCACACCAGCGCAGCTATAGCAGTCCTGAGTGTTGTCAGGAATGATGTAGCTTTGAACTGGGCAGCAGGAACCATAGAGGCTCTTGCTTTGTGGCAGGCGATGCAGGAACGAGTGCATGATGGTTGGGTCTTTGACCTGTGCAGCGAGGCGGAACTGGGCTTGATAGAAGCCCGATTTGCGCCAGCGGTTGCACTCCCAATCTGGATTCTTCCATTCCCAATCACCAGCGTAGTTCTGGGTCATCTGTTGGGCTTGGCCGTATCCAGTCGAGGATGGCATTGTCCATTTGCACATTGCCTTGTTCACCATAGCAACCGAGATACCGAAGTCGGCATTGCGGTAGGCTTTGTTAGGAACATAGGAGCATCCGTTCTCTTGGACGACTTTGATGTAACGAGGAACGCGAACGAGACGCGCCCATGTCGCAGGATCAGCTTCATTGAATGGAGCGAGCGATGCGTTGAAGGCAGTGTCAGCATTGAAGCGAGCAGCGTTGATGTCGTAGCCGAAGGCATAGTCACCGATGATGCGGTTGATGCCGAGTTTCAGACGGGTCAAACGCTCGTCGAAATCGGTGTTAGCATCCCAGTAACCATTGTTGCGCTTGGCTTGGAAGTAAAGCGCACGGCCAACTTGAGGATCGGGGATAACGATGTCGAGCAAAGGCTGACCAGTCGCATCTTGGAGATCAAGACGGAAAGCGTCATCTTCGTCTTGGAGGTCAACGAGAGCATCGTCGAGCATATCAAGCGAGAGATAAGCAATCTTGTTGAGGTCGGCGGGAGCCATCTTAACGCGAAGAGCGCAGAGGTCATAGCCAGCTTCGTTGTTGAGCGTATGCTCTGGAACGAACCATGCTTGATCGTCAACGAGGCCGCAGTAAGTGCCGTCATCAGTAGTGATGCCCATCCATTTATGACCGGAACCACCGATGTAGTTGGAACGAAGGAACTCTTCGTGGACATTCTTGGTGATACGGGCATTCGACTCTTCAAACTGGAGAATCTCTTCAGCTGGGAAGAGGCGATAGAGAAGGCTCTCAACGCAAATCCAGTCAGTGGTCATCTCTTTACGCAGAAGCTCGAAAGTATAGCTCTCAGTGCCGGGGCGTTGGATGACTTCGGGTTTGCTATCGCAAGAATCAGTCTCGCAGTAGGTGTCGGTGATCGAACGGAAAGGTGTGCAAGGATCGTGGAATCCACGGCCAAAGCGGAATGCTTTTTGTTCGGTTGTGTGGTTAAGAGGCCATGCTTGCTCCTCGAAACGGGTGAAGTATGCAGAGTTCGTGACGAGCTTCTTCACATAGA